TCAGTCCTCCGCCGCCAATCTCTGGAAAAAGGCGATGTCCTCATCAGGCTCGTCCCAGCGGTCGGCGATCCTGGCCCATCGATCAACCCGATCGCGAAATTCATGGTCATCGATTGAGATGTTGAACGTGTAAAGCCGGTTGACGATTTCCTTCATCAGCGCGCGCATCTGATCGTCGTCGAGGTGGGAGACAGCATTCCATCCAATCTCGCGCCCATCGGCATCAATGACGCGGACGTCCGAATAGTCCCCTGCATGGGTAACCGGGACTATGCCCGCATGCAGAGTTTCGAGGCCGGTGTTGCGGACGCACATCATCGCGAGCGTTTTCGCCATCTTGGCAGCAATGCGCTTTTCGTCGTCTCGGTTCATCTGCCAACTATAGCTGCAAATCTCCTGCATAGTAGGCACGAACCGATTCTGCTTCGTCCATGCTCAGCTCGCGCAACGGGCCTGCCGCGGCATTGATCTGGGGTATCTCTACCGAGACACCATCCCCGCCAAACCAATCGACAATCTCTCGCAGCCCGGCCTCATAGTCTGCAAAGGGCAGCACGGTAACTCGAGGATCATCTAGCCACTCCGACTGCAGCCGATAAAAACTGAGATTGCCGCCCCGGGGCTGGGACGAAACACCTGGAACGGGCGGCGGCGGCAATGCCGCAAGGATGTCCAGTGGCGGGATGCTCTTGATCACCGCGCGCAAATCTTGGGCGATTGCTTCGGGATCAGGCTCAAACCATCGTGGATGTGGCTCGATGCCGACAAACCGATCCGAGAATAGCTGCATGAACGAATTCGGCAGGCAGCGCTTGTGGAACTCGACTGCCGAGCAGAAGCGTTCAACCGGATCCCGCCAGAAGGCGTAGATCGCCGTCGGCGCGATCGTCTCGCCCGGGAACAGCCCTTCAGCCAACCTGATCGCTTCCGGCACTGTCGGATGCCGCCCTAGCTCGCCAACCAGGTCGACCCCGATCTGACCCAGTACGGCCCGTGCCGTCTGCGAACCATTCTTTGGCACGCCAATGAACAGCGTCTGGCGGTCGTGCGAAATAATCATGGGTCAGACCCCGATCGTGGTGTTGGTGTAGGATCCGGCTGCAAAGCTGTAGGATGGGGTCCCCGCGGTCAGGGAACGGCTCAGCAACGAGAAGCTGCGGAAGGTCAGCGACCAGAAGGTGGTGCCGATGCTGGGGGATGAGACGCTGTAGGTTACGCCCTGCGTCGAGGCCCCAGCCACTGACCATGTCCCGGTCTTCGAACCATCGACTGGCACTTTGAAGACGGCGCCGCACAGATCCATGTAACCGTAGGGCGAGAAATCCATCATGGTGTAGATGGAGAACACCATGGCCGTTGAGCTAACCGCCAGACCCGTGAGGCTGAAAGAGTTCGCGCCATTGCTCGTGTCCAGGCTGACGGTGCGGGCCAGCAACAAGGTGCCATCGGTTGAAAACTGATAGATGTCCGCCCCGGCATAGACCGGCGCAAAAACCCGGAGGCTGCCGTCGGGCCCGAGGTTCACCGAACCACTGCCGTAGCTGGAAGGCAGGGACAGCTGCCACTGGATCACAGCGCCAGAACTGATCTTGAGCAGGCTCAGCGTGCCGTTGATGCCTGCGAGCCAGTAGATGTTGTTGCTGCTGTCTACCGCAACGCCATAGCCGTAATCGTAACCCGCGCTCCCGATCGACCGCTGCCAGCTGACTGACGGGGTCGCCGTGCTGATGACGGTGATCAGGGCGTCGATATTTCCGGCAGTCGACGTCGAGGTGTTGCCCGAAAGGACCAGCAAGCTGCCGTCCGGGCTGAGGGCCATTTGGCTGGCATATTCGTTGCCGGAGCCGCCAATCGACCGCTGCCACAGCAGGGTGCCGGCGCTGTTGTACTTGGCAATCAGCGCATCGGCATTTCCGGAACCACCGCTCGATGTTGAATAGCCGGCCACATAGACGCTGCCGGACGCATCGACCGCCGCATTGTACCAGAGTTCCTGGCCCGAGCCGTTGAGGCTGCGCTGCCATTGCAGGGTTCCCGAGGTGTCGAGCTTGGCCAGCCAGCCATAGTAGTTGCTCGAGTAGTAGGCGCCAGCGAGGTAGACATTCCCGCTGGCATCAATCCAGCCGCCATTGATGAAAGGCCCAGAGACATTTCGGGCCCAGATGAGCGCGCCGTCCCGGTCCCATTTGAAGACCGCGCTCGTGGCGCTGGCGTAGATGTTGCCGCTGCTGTCCGTGCCCAGTATCAGAAAATTGACCACGGTCGAGCCAAAGGTCGCATACCAGAAGCTCTCATTCGACTTGCCGTAGAGGTTGGAGAGCGAGACCGGCCCGGATGGGACACCAGCCAGCGTCCGCACGGCTGCCTCGCCGAGTGAAGTCGTGGTAGTCGATGTGCGGCCTAGTTCGACGGCGACGTTGCCAAGCGAGATCGGCCCCGAACTCTGCAGCGTCATGCTTGGGCCTCGAGGCGATCGACCTTGTCGGCCAGGTCCTTCACGGCCTCGGTCAGTACCCCGACGAGATTGCCATAGGCGACAGACAGCAGGCCATCCTCATGGGTCATGACCGCCTCGGGCACAATGGCTGCCAGCTCCTGGGCGATAAGACCAACGCCGCGATTGCCTGTGTCGCGCCGACTAAAGGTCACCCCACGGAGTTTGCGGACCCGGTCCAGTGCGCCAGTGATCGTCTCGATGTCAGTCTTCAGGCGGGCGTCGGAATAAGCGGTAATGTCGCCGGTCGCGGTAATCGATCCAGACACGGAGATGCTGCCGGTAAAGCTGTCGCCGGCCTTGTTGACAGGCGTGTACCCGAGTGCCCCTGTGACATCGCCGGACGTCATCGCAGATGCGCCGGTCACCCGCCCTTTGGCATCGACCGTGACCTTGAGATAGGTTCCGGCCGTCACGCCGCTATTCGCCAGTGTTGCGGCAAATGACAGAGCCGCCGAGCCGTCAAATGCCGCGCTGGTGCCGGTCACATCGCCGGTCAGCGAAATGGTGCGCCCAGTCGCCCACCTGGTCGCTGTCGCGGCATTGCCGGTGCAGGATCCTGACGAGCCGGTGATCGACCCACTGGCTGTAATGTAGCCGCTGGGGTTGGTCGAATTGTAGGGCGTGAAGCCGAGTGCGGTCGTCACCATGGCCGAGGTCAGATTGCCAAAGCCCACCTGAACGACGGTACCGCTCGCGGTCTTCGAATAGAGCTTCTGGTCAGCCAGATTGACGGCAAGTTCGCCCGACTGCAGCGATGCCGCCGCAGGCACGCTGGCGGCTATCGAGGATCGTTTGAGCAGGATGGTGCTCGGCATCAGAAGGTTCCACCGTCCAGCGTCACGCCATCGATCGAGCCACCAGTGATCGCGACGTTGCTCGCAGCCTGGGTCGACATGGTGCCAAGGCCAGAAATGTCAGTATTGGGAATGGTCGCAGACGCCGTGAACGCCGCCGTGCCGTTGCCCTTGAGGTAGCCAGTAAGTGTGGTCGCGCCCGAGCCGCCCTTGGCCACGCCGAGCGTGCCGCCGATATTGCCCAGCGTCAGGTTGGCTTCGTTGACATCGACGGTAGGGTTGCCCGCCACACCATCGCCATTGGTGACTGCGATCTTGGTCGAACCGGCCGTCAGCGTGCGCGCTGCCACAGTCCCAGCGGCCGTGCGGGCGATAATCCCGTTGGTGCCAAGGTTGTGGAGCGCCAGCGCCTGACCGGTCAGTGCGACAGCGTCAGCGGCGACGGCAATGCCTGTGCCAGCCCCCACGTCGATCGTGTTGCCGGTCTTGGTGAGGCCATTACCCGCGACGATCTGTCCGGCGCCGTTGAACTGGACGAAGGTGATAGCTGTTGTGCCCAGCGTGCCGCCCGCATCAACCGTGCAGAGGTAGCCGACGTCGGCGTTCACGGCACCCTGTTCGACAAACAGGTACGCCGAGACATGCTCGTCCCAGGTTGAGAGATCGATCGCCCGCGCCCAGGCGCCAGAGGCAACGACATAGACGCCATTCTGGGACGGCGTGGTCTGGTCCTTCACCAGCACGCGGTCGCCTGCCACTAGCGCCACGCCGTCGATCGTCATGGTGCCAGACAGCGAAGCTATATTGGCAGTCGATGCGGCTTTCACCGAAGCCTTGGGATCGAGCCCCTGGACGGTCAGATCGACGTAGTTCTTGGTGGCTGCGTCCTGGGCAGCCGTCGGGTCAGCAAGACCTGTGATGCGCTGACTGTTGTAGTCCACCGCAGCGGTAGGTGCAGCCAGCTGGTCGAGCCGGTTGGCGCGCACCCGGGCATCGGTGAAATAGAGGTTGGTGCCTTCAGAGACGTCGCTGGTCGAGAGCGTGATGGCACCGGTACGACCAGCCACCGAAGTCACCGGGAACATGATCGCGACGTTGCTGGCGGCGGTCACGCGCCCTTTCGCATCGACCGTGACCTGACCGACCTGCGTGGCAGAACCATAGGAGCCAGCGGTGACGCCGCTGTTCGCCAGGGTAGCGGTAATGGTCGCATTGGCGGTGCCGTTGAACGATGCGGAACCAGTCACATCGCCGGACAGGCCGAGCGAACGCGTGGTTGCCAGCGCGGTGGCGGTCCCGGCATTGCCCGAGATCGAACCTGCAATCGTGCTCGAGAAGGTCTTGATCCCGGCGATGGTCTGGTCGCCCGAGAGCCCGACGAAGGCACCCGGGCCGCCGATGGCGATGACCGAGGTCGCTGTTCCGCCAGCACCCCCGGTGCCGGTGCCGTAGTAGAGGGTGTTGTCCTGCTCGTTGAATGCGAGCTCGGCATTCGCAAGCGATGCCGGAGCCCCGGCCGCACCGCCTGCGGCCCGGCGCTTGATACGCAGGGTATTGGCCATCAGAAATTACCTCCGTCGACCAATCTGGTCGAATTCGTGTTGGTCCACCGGTTGTCGGGGGATGAGAAAATCAGAACATCGCCGCCTTCGGGCTGCGTGAGGTCGACGTCAGAAAGATCATTGAGCGCACTAAGCGGGCCCGGTGGCCCCTGAGGACCCTGGGCGCCGGTCGCGCCGGTTTCGCCGCGCGGGCCAGCAATCCCCTGGGGTTCGATGACGATGGTCTGCACCGTCTCCAGGATCTGGATGGCACCCGTCATGCGACATCAAACGTGAAGACCGGCAGGACCTCACGCTCTCCTTCGCCATTTTCGAGACCAATAATCAGCCAGACACGGCCAGCCCCTGGTTTGAGATGGGCCGTCTGTTCGTCAGTCCAAAGCACTTCGATTTCGCCCAAATTGGGCGGGTTGCGAATGGTGATAGACGGCACCGCGATGTTGGGGCTCTGATCGACGACCAGCGCCGAAAGGCCGCTCAGATCTCGTCTTTCGCCCACAGCGAGATCGGCATAGAGCGTCGCGCGCAGCCGCCTGGTGCCGCCGCGGCTGATAGTCAGCTTGGTCATGCCTACACCTGTTCGTAAAAGGGTGGCGGAGGCCGGAACCTCCGCCCAAAAGTCAGCCGATCCGGGTGGTTGCCGTCTTGCGGAACAGGACGCCGCCAATGCCGGTCAGCGCGAGGACCACGGTCAGAGCGTCCGCCTGGCTGAGACCTTCCGGCAAAATGCCCATCGCGCCAGCAACACCCCAGATGCTGCCGATGATCCCGGTCCAAATGGCCTTCGATGTCCACCAGGGCTTCAAGTCTTCCATGTCAGTTCTCCAAAAGAAAACCCGCCAGAAGGCGGGCGGTTGTCCGGCTGCGCAAAGGGGCAGCGGATTGGTCGTGGCCTGATCAGGCCTCGTTGGTGGACAGAGTGCCGGTTGCAGCCAGTTGGACCGGCTTCGCGGTCGCTGGCGCCTTGCGATAGGCCGGCCGGCGCACGGCAATGCAGCGGTCTTTGGCAATTCGGGTGATGGTCACGCCATCAGACTGGTTGCCGCCAAGCACATGGTAGGCGCCGTAATCTTCGCCGACATAGAGCCCGACATGGCCAGATCCCTGGCCGCGGCGGAACACCAGCACATCGCCTAGCTGGGCCTTGTCAGCAGCCTTGCCGAACTTTGCCCAGTTGCGCGCCCAGAGCGGACCTTCGGCGATTGGCTTGCCGCCCCGTTTGGCGACAACCGCCATGAACAGTCCGCACCAGGGAATGCCATCCTCAAGGTAGGTCCGGGCAAGCCCGACCTCCTTGGCCCAGTCGAGGATCAGCGGATTGCTGGCAGGTCCGGCCACCTCGAAGGTGCCGTAAAGCTTGCGCGCTTCTTCCAGCATCCGGGGCAATGGGCGCAGTTCATCGAGCCAGCCATAGGCCGGCGGCAGAGGGTTCATGGGAGTTTCTCCTGTGGGAGGTTAGCGGCCGGAAAAGCCCTTGAAGGCAGCCGTGATCACCGCGATCGCGGCAACGAGGGTAGAGAGCCATTTGACGAAGCGGACGACGCCAGTCGCCGTGTTCCAGGCGTCGAGCAGGTCCTTTAGTTCCTTGCGCACGGCCTTGAGTTCGGCCTGAACAGCTTCGAGGTCAGCACGGATGAGCGCCATTTCCACGGCGGGGTCTTGTTCGGGCATGGCAGGTCTCAGCGGATCGAGCAGATGATGGCGATGTCACCGGGCGCAAGATCGACAGCGAACCCCGGCGTTGGATTGAAGTCGGTCTGGCGCTGGCGTGGGCCGGTGGCGTAGTGGATGAAGAGCGCGGCTTGCATGAGCACGCTAGGCTCGGTCAGAATCTCGAACCGGTACTGAACACCCGGCGTCCGCTTCAACTTCTGCACCACGCAGCACAGTGTGAAATCGTCGTGGAAATGCCGGGTGAATTCACCGGCCGGGAGATAGCCGCCGCCATTCTCGACATTGTGGCAGCCAGGGGTCCAGGTCTGGATGATCGGACCGTCAGGGCCTTCGAACACGTAGTCGGCCGATCCGTTGATGCAGATCGAGACATGCTCGCACAGGGTCCAGGCAACGCCTGCCTGGTACATCTCAGCGATATTGGCATTGAGCCGGGGCGGCACGAAGCCCAGCATCGGCCAGAGCCGCCACGAGTTGGCTGGCCGACGAAAGGTGAAGTCGTTCTTGAACACCCCGTAGTTGATCTCGAGGTCGTCGTTGATCGCAATCACCTCGTCGGTGATCGTCGGCCGGCGATCTGCCTGCATGTTCCCGTTTTCCTCTAGCTGACCGTGACCGAGACGACCTCGCGCACAACATGGCTGCCGGACTGACCGCCCGACGTGCTGATTGCGGCGCCACCCAGAGTGGCGGAAAGGTTGAACGTGTCGGTCGCGGCGTTGACGACGAAGTAGGTTGTGTTGGCGAAGATCCCGGTCGGAAGCACCCCGGAGGTCGTGAACTGGACACGCTTGCCGTTTGTCAGGCCGTGGCCTGCAGAAGTGACGGTCGCCGGAGTGGCGATCGTGATGGTAGCTGCGCGCGGCAGCATGCTGGCAAAGACATTGCCGCTCAGCGTGCCGTTGGCCTGATAAGCCGTGATCGGGTCCTTGTAGCCGTAGCGTGTGCCAGAGCCGGAGCCGGTGAAGCTGAGCGCCGCGCCTCCCGGTGTGGCCGCAATCTTGAATGCGCTCGCACTGACCACCGACTGGACATAGTAGATGGTGAACGCCGTCAGCCCGCTGGGCATACCACCGCTGCAATAGAACTGGACCGGATCGCCAACGGCAAGCCCATGCGTAGTCCAGTTGATGTTGTTGGTTGGCGATGGACTGAAGGTAATCCCGGTGACGTATGTCGCCCAGGAAACCGAGCCCGCACTCAAGGGATAGACTGTGCCGTTGATCCGCAAACGGTTCGGCTCAGGCGTAAAACCGTATCCGTCGAGACCGATCAGCGTCCGCGACGTAGCGGCGTAAAAATCATACTCATGGGCGACCGCGCGGATGACACGACCTTGCCAACTTGCCGGCGTGAACGTCCCGCCAACAAGTGACGTGAAATAGCCGCCATCAGCGCCGAACTGCTCGCCAGCACTGTATTTGTCGCCCCACGAGTAATAGCTGACGGGCAGATCGATCTGCCGCTCGTCGCTGCCCGATCCGAGCAGCAAACCAAGTACCCCCGACATCAGCTGATCCCAGTACCGGAAACGAACCAGACGTTGGTCTCGACCTTGATCAGCGTGGCTAGCCCACGCACGGCGAGCGTCCGGTTGCCAGTGCTGGTGGTGCCGGCCTGGCAAAGCGTAACGCCGGAGCCTTGGGCGATGGTGATGGCTGAACCGCCATTATTGATGATGGTGATGGTCGTTCCGAGCGGGAAGCCGACCGTGCCGTTGGGGGGCACAGTAATGGTCTGCGCAGCAGAATTCAGCGAGTAGATGTGCTTGCCGTTGTCAGCTGCGACTAACTGGTAGGACGCGCTTTGGGCGTTCTGCGGGACTTCGCGAAAACCGATCGACCATGCCGAGCCGCCGGCATCATTCACGGTGGAGCCGGTGGCTGCACCCGAGATCGTCTTGTTGGAAAGCGTCTGGCTATCTGTCGTGCCCACGACTGCGCCGGAGGGGACGGGCCTGCCTGACCAGGAAGCGAGATTGGCGCTGTAGCCTTGTACATCGCTGCCGATGGCAAGGCCGAGATTGCTGCGGGCGGTGGCGGCATCGGCTGCACCGGTCCCGCCATTGGCAATGGCCACCGTGCCCGTAATCTTGGAGCCGGCCAGCGAGGTCAGCCAGGCGGGATCAGCATAGGTGCTGGTGGTGAGCACGGCATTGCCGGAAACCGACGGCGCGGAGAGCGCTACAGTCCAGGAGGCAATCGTGCCGCTGCCACCCACCATGGCGACATTGACGACGAGCGCACCGGTGCCGCTGGTGTAGGCCGTAATCTGCCCATGCATCCAGTTGGCAGGCGTGGCCGTGCTGGTGATGGTCACCCATTGGCCCACGACGAAGGCTTTTCCGGTCTGGACTGTCAGCGATTTGGAGCCGGTGCCGATGGCAAGCGAGGTCGTGCTGGTGGCGCTGGTGCCGGGCGCATTGACGGCTGTCGCCGCACTGGCAGCAGCATTGGTTGCGTAGCCATTGACCTCGACCGCCAGGGCATTGGCCTCAGTGCTGAAGGTTGGCAGCGCGCCGAGGAAAGCATCCGCACGCGCAGAGAAGTTCGCCGCATCCGTCCGGGACGGCGGCGTGGGCAGTGCTGTGATAGGCATGAAATTACCCCTCAGGGTGGATCAAGTGAGCCCTTCGATGGTCAGGCTGCAGTAGCTGACGGTCGGGTAGGCAAGGTCGATCGAGAACTCTTTGTAGAAGCCGTAGACGGTAAGGCTCTCGAAGCTTTCAGAACCAATCCAAAGGACCGGCGAGGCGCGGAGCGCTGCAAGATTGCGGGCCACGTCATCAATGGCGCTGGTCGGCATGACCACCCGCGCGGTCATCCGCTTGGCGAAGGCGCGCTCGACCACTGACGTGACACCGAACTGGTCGGTCTCTTTCCTCGAATAGTCGATGATGCCGATGTCGGCGCCGTGCTCGGTCTCGCCGATCGTGAACTGCCGGCCGAACAAGAGCGCGCCGCAGGAAACAAGGTCAGCCGGGTTGTCGCGCGTCATGGTGACGGTGATGACGCCGGCTTCGTAGACTGGCACATCGAGGAACAGTAGGCTCGACTTGCGTCCAACAGGTTCGAAGAACCAGGAAAACCAGTTGTCGATGGCTGTGCCGCCGACATTGAAACTCTGGGTTTTCGAATAGAGCTGCGTGCCCGAAACCGTGAGCGACACGGTCGCGCTCTCCGCATCGGTGTCGATGAGCGCAACCCCGTCGGTTGCACCCGGCGTCAGGACAACCTGCAGGCTTCCGGCCCGGGTCGTGGCAGTGCCCACACGGTCATCGAACATGGCCCAGCGGTTGGTCGGCCCCAGATCGAGCCACTTGGTCGGATCGCTCGCGGGGTTCACGCCGGTCGATGCGACCAGTGCCTCATAGCGCCGGTGGGTTGCCGTCAGGATCACCCTGGCACCTACCGCATAGGCTGTCCCGGATGCCCAGACCGGGTGGTCGTTCTCCGGGGCCGTGCTGCTGGTCAGCATCGCGTCCGTGAGCGTGGTCGGCCGGATCAGCTTCATGCCGCCGTTCTCACGGCTAGGGCATCGCCGTCTGGTGTCACCCGTTCGAGGATGCGGGCCGTCTTGCTGGTGCCTGATGCAATCGTAGCCGAAGCAATCCGCTGTTCATCGCGCAGATCGGCAAGCTCCTGACGGAGCGCGGCGAGCCCGTCGACCAGAACCGTGGCGCTGTCGTTGGCCGGCAAAGACGCTGTCGCCGATTGATTGGAGGCGAACTGCTCCCACCAAGTGGGCGCGCTCGACGCGGCAGCCGTTGCCGTGTCACTGGGCAACCCGGCCACCCCGTTGATGATCGCGACGGTCTGCTCGAGGCTGGCAGCGGTCTGGCCCTGAATGCGCGCCAGTTCTTGTGCCGAGGTGGCAGCGTCGGCCGCCACGGTCAGCAGGCTTTGGCTGAGCCCAGGCAGTGACTTGGCCGCCTCCTGATCACCGGCCCGGGCAGCAAGAGTGGCAGCGTTGAACTCGGACTGAGCCTGGGCGTAGGTCTTGGTTCCGCTGCCCATGCTCCCACGGATTCGGGCAACCTCGGACAGCAGGCTATCGGTAATACTCTCCCAGGCCGACCGCAGTTTTTCGGCCGCGGCGGCAGCCTCGTCGGCTGCCTTTCGCTGGTCCTGCAGTGCCCATATCTGCTGCTGCAGTGCCCGGTTGCTTTCGTCGAGCTGGGCAAGATCGAGCGCCCGCAGCGCCGCTGTATTGCCCTGAACCTCCAGCAGCTGACGTTCGAGCGACAGACGCTCGTCGGCAATAGCGGCTGCACTGGCTGCGTCCTGGGCCGCGCCAATGAGCTCGGCAAAGGCGGGCGCTAGCTGGATCAGGGTGGCATAGGCCGCGCGGCCAGCCTCGGTGGTCAGGTCCTGCGCTTCGACGAGCGCCCGGAAGCCTGCGATGCTTTGCGGCAGCCCAAGCCCAAGGCTCTCGAACACCCGGGCCATCTGCGCGGTCTGGGCAGAGGCCTGTTCGGCTTTGCTGTAATAGAGCGCAAAATACTCGCCCGTCGCCGAGGTCATGTCACCGGCCGAACCGAACAGGTCGAACAGGTTCATCTTCGCCGCAAGGGTCAGATCCTCGACCGAGGTGCCAAGCAGGCTGAGCGAGGAACTCACCGCCTCGACGCTCGATGCAACACGGATCAGCGTCTCAAAGTAGCCTTCGCCGACCTGCTGGAACTGCTCGAGCCCTGGCACAGCATAACGGGCCAGATTGTCGGCCGCTGCACCAAAGACGGCGGTCAGCTTTTCCTGGATTTCAGCGCCGGTCAGACCCTTCAGATCGATCTTGCCGATGTTGACGACGAAACCCTGCAGACGGGTTTGAACGTCGCTCAGCGATAAGCCCAGCGGACCGGCTGCGGCCGAGATCGCATCATAGAAGCCGGAAAAGATCAGCGCGAACTGGCGCTCGAGCTCGGCGTCGGCAGCGGAATAGCGGGTCGAGTAACTCGAGCCCATGCTGATCCCAAGGAACTTCTTGGTCTTCTTGACGTCGCTGTAATAGCTCGCGTCAAACCCGCCGGAGAGGATGTCTGCCAGCGACTGGCCGCGACCGAAGATGCCCTGGCCGGTGATCGTAGTCTTGGTGCCGAACAGTGCGCCGAACGCTTTGCCGACAAGCCCGACCAGACCGCCCAGAATGCCGCCGATGATCGGGATCTTGTTCAGAACGGCGCCGACGCCTTCCAGTCCTCTGCCGATAAGGCCGGTCACGCCCGTGGGCTGATAGCCAGTGTTCACGCCAGCAGCGGAAGCTTCAGCACCATTGGTGCGGATGATGAGGTTGGTGAGCCCGCCGATATTGGCCTCGATGTTGCGCAAGGAAGCCAGCATGGCGGCGGAGTAGCGCATGGTCAGCGTGTCTACCTCGCGCAGGTGATCGATGGCTTTGGCAATGCTCTCCGACTTGGCCGCGCTGTCCCCAAACACGGTGCCAGTGCCATCATTGGCGGCAGGCAGTTTTGGAGACCCGCCAAAGGCGCCGCTGATCGCGACACCGAGCGAGGCAATGACGCCCGCGGTGATGGCGCCGGCCGCAATGTTGAGCGGGAACGGAAGCGAGCGGATGGCGTTCACCACAGCCTCCACCGCCTTGATGCCGGTCGTAATGATCGAGTTGCCCTGTTCGACGCCGGCGCGGGCAGTGTCTGAAGCTGCCATGGCAGTGTCGCTGGTGACCTTGGCCGCCGTCTGCGCGCCGATCAGGCCGATTTTGACTGCGGCATTCTTGATCGCGACCGCCAGTTCAAAGGCGCGGAACACCTTCTCAGCGGCGAGCAGCGCCTTGTAGCCATCGGAGCCTTGCCTAAAAAAGCCCTTCGCGGCCGAGGCGAGATTGCCATAGTGATTGATCTCAGCCGATGCCTGCGCGGCACGCGCGTCGGCATACTGAAACGAGGTGCGTCCATATTCGCGCTCGGCCTCAGCCACGCGCTGGGCTGCAGCCACCTGCGCCGAAGCAAAACGGGTGATCTCGACCGTGATCGCTCCAATTGCCCCGCCGACCGAGCCGAAGGCATCGGCCATGTTCTGGGCCGCTGCTTCCGTGGCCGAGACCATGTCTTCCAGGCTTTGGAGGAACTGTTCCTGTCCGCTTTGCGCAAAGTCTGCTTCCATCAGCCGAATGCGTGCGGCCCGATACCGCTCCCAGGCTTCGACCCCGCGTTCCAGCACGATCTGTTCGCGCTCGGCTTCGAGATTGGCGAGTGCCTGCGCCCGGGCCGACTGGCCAAGCAGAGCGACCTGCTGTTCGAGCGGGCCGACCGTCTGGCGCAGAAACTCCGAGGTAGCAAAAGCGCGGGTGGCCTGTTCCCAGGCTTCACCGGCTTCCAGAATGGCAATGCGCGCTTCGTCGGTCGGCGCCTTGAGCGCTGCCATCGCGACTTCCATCCGCTTGATCTCGATTGGGGTCTTGCCGATCTTGGCGGTCTCAAGCGCAAGATTAGCGGCAAAGTCGCGGGCTGACTGAAGCGCGCGTTCGGCTTCAGTTTCCTTCGGGCCTTTGGCGCTGCTGGCACGGTCGGTGTTGTCGCCGCGGATCTCTTCCGCCTTGGCGGCAAGCCGGGCCTTGGCAGCAGCGATGCTGTTTTCCCGCCAGCGCGCCGAAAAGGCGTCCATCATGCTCATCGCATCGCCAAAAGCGGACGCGAATTCATCGCGGACCTGTGCTCCCATGCGGGCAGTCGAGCCGGCAAAACTGTTCTCCATTCGCGGCAGAGCAACGCTCTCGATCCGGGAGATGGTGGCAAGCCCGACGCGGTCGAGCACCGGGTTCACCCATTCGGCGAGCCAGTTGAGCGCTGCGATCGCTTTGTTGGCGAGGTATTCGATTCCGCTTATCGCGAGATTGGCGGCTCCGACTGCTGCTTCGCCGACCACGCCGGGCAATGCGGTCCAGGTGATCCGGATTGCATTGAACCCGCCAACCCAGCCAGCATAGAGAATGGCGACGGCATATTTGCCAGCAGTCAGAACGGCCTCAAAGGCCGTGACCGCCCAATCCTTGAGGGTCGAGAATACCGAGCCCAGGTTGAGCCCATCCGAGACGGTCTTCCACAGTCCCTTCATGGTGTCGCCGATGGTGATCCCGACGGGACCGAGCTTTTCCATTTCCTTTTTGGTGAGGCCAAGGCTTTGCGCATAGCGGTCGAGCTCGCCCGTCTGTTTGACGCTCGACTGGAACAGCTTGAATGCGCCGAACGCGATGCCAGCGGCGGCAGCGGCTGCGAGAAGATAGGGGTTGGTCAGTGCAGCCGCCGCCGCACTGGCTGCGAGCCCCAGCAGCGCCCGGGCCATGCCGCCGATGCCGACACCAGCTTGCATGGCAATCTGCCCGATCTGCGTGCCCTGTTGCATGAAGACGGTCATCGGCTTCTGGCCGGAGAACAGACCCACGACCATGTCATTAAGCTGATAGACGAGGTTCTGGACCTGATGTCCGGCAAGCTTGGCCGACCCGCCCATGCGCGTGACACCGCCGCCCCCGACCGCATTGAGCGCCCGGTCAGCACGCGAGGCGCTGTCCGCCATATCGCCCATCGCGCCTGCCACCGTGCGCTTCATGTCGGCCATCTCCTTCTGGAGACGGGCGACGTTGGTGATCATTTCGATCTCGAGGGTGCCTGCTTTCACGTGCTGGGCTCCTTCGACATCATCAGTGCCCGGAAGGCGTTGGACACTTTCCGGGAGACTTCATCACGGTTGAGGACGGACGTGGCGGTCCATGGCGGCGGGCAATCAGGCTCGCGGGCGCGGACGGTTTCTGCGACGAACTCCATCGACAGGCGCCGCAGGAGCCGGGCCAGCCAAGGAGGCAGGTCAAGGCACATGCAGTGCTGCCACTGGCCAATCGTGGCCCATGAAATGGGGACTGCGCCCATCGCGCCGGGATCGGTGGGGCCGACTTCCATGAGCCAGTCGATCACCCAAGGGGTGCGGATGGTGGGAAAGTCCGGAGCAAGGTCGTCGATGGCCATCCGCTGCAGCCGGGTCAGCGGTTCAGCATCGGTGTCGGGTTTGATTTGTTTGGTAGTGCGCGGCTTGGGTGCCGTGCCCAGCCACGCCAGTTGCCGGACGTAAAGGCTCAGCTCTCGGCCGAGCTCTTCGTAAAATTTGCCCAGTCATTGATGTGGGCGGCAACCTGGGCCGCAATGAACCCGATTGATGGGTCGGCATAGGCCTTCCGGAACAGGTCCTGACCCTCAAGGCCATCGGCTGGCGGATAAGCAAAGCCGTTAAAGCTGACCGTGCAGGCAGCGAGGAAGTCGGCCTGCTCGGCAAGCTTCTCCTCGGCCGTCTGGTCCATCTTTCCGCGCTTCTTGATCTTGTCCATCAGCTGGTTCTGCTGGCGAGCCTGGGCGCGCTGGTAGACCTTTGAACCCGGGCCGTAGACGGTGATGGAGAGGCGCTTGCCCTTTTCGTCGAACAGCGGTGCGTCATCGCCGCCGACGAGTTCGACCGTCGAGGTGTCGGTGGCAGCGAGGGTCGTAATGTCAAACATGGGATATCTCCGTCAGGGTGTCAGGGATCAGGGCGCGAGGACTTCGACAATGCCCACACCGGCGGAATTGGTGGTGAGTTCGAGGGTCACCGTGGCAGTGGTGATCTGATCGACCGAGCCAACATTGACCTTGAAGCTCATGACCTGCGCCTGGAAGTAGTACTTGTCGCCGTTCTGGGTGGTGACGAGGAAGCTGTGATCAGCGTCCGATAGCGATGCGGACTTGAGCAGGATCTGGCCGGCATCATCAGTGTCGAGACCCAGCTGGATCTGCATCGTGCCCTGGTTAAAGCTGCCCTTCTTTTTGACGACGCCGCGGCTGCCTACGGGATTGAAGGTCACGAGATTGAACTCGCGGCCGAACTCGCCGAGGTCGGATACTTCGCCGACTACGGTCATGGTCAGAGCATTGTAGCCGGTGGCGTCAAAAGTCGCAGGGGTAGAGGCCGACACCTTCAAGGTGGTGCCGGCGGAAGTCCGAACGGTCATGGCGATGGGTCCTTATAAAGGTGAGGCGAGCCGTGCCTCGTTGAATGAGACGCGGAAGTCCTGCGTCTGCATGTGGATGCCGGTCTCCTCGTCGAGGAAATCAGGACCGGCGGAATCTGTGTGGACGGTCACGTCAAAGAGCCCGTCGATGGTGGGCATCTGGTCGGCCGCCGCCTGGCGGACGGCTGCAATAATGGCTTTCACTTCAGGGTAGGTTCGGGCCAGCACGGTCACCTGCACACGTTCGGTGACGCGGCGTTTCGCGCCCGGCGCAGGAATGTTGCGGTCGACACTGCTGACCGACATCAGCGATATCGCCGGCAAGTCCGTGCCTTGGGGCAGCATTCCAGCGGCTATCCGTGCGACAGGCACGAGCGAGGTCAGCCCGGTGTCAGCCACCAGGAGCGAGCGGACCGCAATCACCCCGTTCATTCGTCATCGATCTCCAGGGTCGGTGCCTTCAGGTTCCCGATCTGGACGCGATGGGCGATGTAGGAGCCCATGGCGTTCACCGCTTCCTCAGCTTTCTGGTCAAGCGCTGGGCGCAGAAAGGGTTTTGCGGCGTGACCCGGGTGCATGACCGTGGGCCCAACGAAGTTCTCGCCAATTTTGAGACTACCGCGCTTCACCATCTTGTTGATTGTGCCGATACTGATCTTTCGGGGCCCGTGCCGGGTATCACGCACCGGCTTGTCGGCTTCTGACACCGAGATCAGGTGAGGTGCGACGCCATATTCAATAAACAGGCCAAGATAGGAGCCTTTCCCACGCAGTTTGACGTAAGACGAGAGCTTGGCGCCGTCGGTCCGGGTGCCAATCCCAATCGCGCGCTTCAATTGCCCGGTCTTCACCGGGACGTTGGCCTTGGCCTGCTGCTGGATCACCTTGGCACCGGCCCGAAGTCCTCCACGGATCACATTGCGTTCCAGGTTCTTGGGCAGTTCATCGAGCAAGCGCAGCAATTCAGGGCCGCCCTTGAGCCGTATCGTCATGGTGCGGCTCCTTCGCTCGAATGTTCCTCGACCATGAACTCCATGGCCTCCCGCCGCCCCAAAGTTGCCGGGCCGGAAATGATCTGGTGGACGCGTGTATCGATGATGACCCGCATGTCTGCGGCGAGCCCTGCTAGATACCGAATTCGGATCCGGGCAGGACGGCGACCAATCTGGATGCTGTCGGCCAGGCGCTCGGCCCGGGAGGGGAGAATGTCCTTTACCTCGGCCCAGACGCAGGCAAATTCGGTCCAAGTGACCTGTTCGGTGCCATATTGTGGGTCGTGCGTGACGACCTTGCGCTCAATCCGGATCCTTGTGTCGAGCTTCGAGGCTAGATCCAGCGACATTTGAGCTGACCCACCAACGTGTCGAAGGCGAGACAGGCTGCACCTTCGCGGCTTTCGAACAGGGATGCGGTTTTGACCAGGATTGCAGCGCGAGCGATCGCCAGGTCAGCGTCGTTCTCATTAAATCCGGCTGACAGGGTGATCTGGACCAGACCGTCCGCGCCCAGCTCAGGCCAGGACTTCCCGGATGCCGGGCGGATGCGGGTGAACCCGTGCCGGCGGCGGGCGACGAAGTCTGCCTCAGGCAGGGTTACAGTTGCCCCGCTGGTGGCAGTGTAACGGATCTCGGCCACCAAGCAGGGCCGGATGGGCACGGTGATTTCGTCTTCCCAGCTTTCCAGCTGCAGTTCGATGGTCTGTTCGCACAGCTTCAGTCCGGTCTGCTGCTCGAGTTCGGCCTGGGCTGCATCGAGCTTGGCCCCGACCAGCAGATCTTCATCGCGGCCATCAAGCCGGAGCTGCTGGCGCGCTTCTTCCAGCGTCACGGCACGGTCCTGGGGCGGCTCGATCGTGACGATCTCGGACATTATTCCGCCTTGGTGCGGTGCGTGGAGCCGGATTTGCGCGTGACAGCAGGGGCCGGTTCATTCTCGCCGACCTCGACCGCAAGCCCGCGTTCGATCAGCTGTCGGCCAAAATGATCGTCGAGCTCGAAGCTCTGGCCGGCCAGGATGTTGTTGGAACTGACCGAGCTGATGTGCAGGGTATCAAGGGCTTTGAGGATCATGGGTTATCCCTTCCGTTGGATGAGAGGGGCCGGAACGAGCCGGCCCCTGCATCATCAAGCAGCCGTTGCCGCGGTGGCAGCAGCAGCGAAGTCGCCCTTCACGAAAGCCTCCGGGCGGTAGACCGCGAGGGCGAGGCGCTCTTCGGCCAGCACCGTCACCAGGTTCTTGCGGAAGTTCTGGTCGTCCTCGGTCGAGATCTCGACCATGGCATCCATGCGGTCGAAGATCTGCGCACCGAGCTGGAAGGCGCCGGTCAGGAACTTGCCCGTCGCCATTGACTGCGTTGCCACCACTGGCTGCCCCCATAGCGTCGGCGACAGGTTGCCCTGCGGATTGCCGATGATGAACTGGCCGGTGGTGTCCTTGAGCAATTCGATCGCCGCCCAGTCGGACGGATGCAGCACGACGCCCGTCGACATCAGCTCGGAAAGCGCCGTCTGCAGCATGGCGAGGCGCAGGACATCGATGCGGGTGACAGGCGCCGGGATGGCTATCGGCGGCGCAAAGGCGGTCGCCTGGGTGTAGACGCCGTGCAGATCGGTGCCGGTACCGCCGCCGTTCAGCAGCTGGTTCTCCTCAACGAGCGCCAGGCCATAGGTCAGGCGGCCGTCGATGTAGGACTGCAGCATCGGCACATCGTCGAGGATCTGACGAGTGGCCAGGACCCAGTGGGCGATCGTGGTGACACTGCTGGTGACGACATCGAACTTGATGTCGGTCTGCGGCTTGGTGGCACCGGCGGTTTCCGAAACGGTGGCCGCCGCATTGGTGAAGCCGGTTTCCTTCACATACTGGACAGCATTGCTGTTGGTGCGGCCTGGGGTCAGCAGGTCGCGGACCGTCAGGCGGCGCTGGCCAGGGGTGACAATCCCCGGCTGACGATCGGGTACGATGAGGTCGCCGGCCGAGCCATTGGCATCGGTCGTGAGGGCAGAGACGATCGCCTTGACCTCGACACTGGCGCGGCCGCGTGCGGTCTTGCTGTTGAGGAAAGGCTGGATCGCCTCGTTGGTCACGACCCGTTCGCCGAGCGTGCGAGCTTCGATGCGTTCGTCGTCCTGCTTCTTGCGGGCGAGCTTCTGCTCGACCTCATCGAGACGGGCCTTGGCTTCATTGAGCGCGGTCAGCGCCTCATCGGCCAGCTGCTTGGTGGAAGCAGAGAGCTCTTCGCCCTTTGCGGCCTTGCCGAGGGCTTCTTCGGCGAGCGCCTTGACCTCGTCATGGCGGGTATCGAAGTCTTTCTTTACGGCCTGCTGCTGCGCTTCGAACGCAGCCTTCACTTCGCCGGCAAGCTGCTCGGCGCTCTTGGTGTCAGTCATGGGGTAACTCCGTGCAAGTGAGGTTCAGCCGCGAATTTGCGCGGCGAGTGCCGACAGGAAGTCGGAGGAGGTCTCACTGCCGGACTCACTCCGGAGCAGTGACTTGAGGCCTTTCCCCGCAATTGCGGTGGCCTGGCTTTTCGAGAACCCTGCCTCGCGCAGGAAATTCTCAAAATCGGAGAGCGACGGCATGGTCAGCCCGTCGGTCACGGTCTTGACCGCCGTCACCTTCGCCTCGGTATTCATGGGCATGGTGACGAGGCTGATTTCGCGAAGCTCGATCTTCTTAAGGCGCAGTACGCCAGCCTTGTACGGGTCAGGAGCCGCACCGCCCTTGGGGATGGTGTAGCCGATCGAGAGACCGCCGAGCGCGCCGTGCTTCAGCTTGCCATAGGCGCGCTGGGCGACCGGATCGCCGTCGAGGATCAGCTGACCGCGCACAAACAGGCCGCGGTCATCCTCGAAGATGTCGCGCCAGACGCCGATCGGTTCGCGCTGGTCATGCTGCCAGAGCATCGGGATACCCCAGCCTTCGGCGCGGGCCTTGGCGACACTCTCCCGGAAAGCGCCCGGTTCGATAAGATCGCCGCCCTGGTCGACATTGCCGAAGGTCGAGGCGTAGCCCTCGAACTGCCCGGTGTCCTGAAGGTCACTGGATTTGAGGGTTAGGGTGAGATGTTTCATTTAGGGGGCTCCGATGGGGCAATCGCTCCGGTTGGTGGCAGCAATCCTGCCTGGGTGATGGGCACGTTCTGCATTTGCATGCGCGGGACATCGCCGCCTTCGACCGGCGGCAGGTTTTCAAGCGCGCGGACCTCGTTGATGGTCATCACGCCATTGCTCAGCATCTGCTGGTAAAAGGAGGCCCGCGCACCGCTATCGCCGCGCAGCAGGCCTTCGAGGTTGAATTCTATGACCAGGCCAGCCTGCCGGTCCGCAGGTGACAGCAGCTGCTTGGTGAGCGCCTGTTCGATGCGCTTTAGGCGCCGACGTAGCGTGAACTTCTGGAAGCCCAGGGTCTGTTGTTCGAGGCCCGTGCCCCAGCTGGTGGTCTTCTCGGTGTGACCGACCATGAAGGGCGGCACGCCGAAGAAGCGGCAGACCTCCTCAACCGAGAAGGCCCGGCTTTGCAGCATCTGCGCGTCTTCCGGGCTGATCGAGAGCTGGACCCAGTCCATGCCCCGGTCGAGCAGCATCGGCCGCCCGGCGTTGATCGCACCGGAAAACTTCTCCTGAAGCAGTTCCTCGGCCTGCTTGCGCTGGTCGAGGGTCAGGCTGTCGGCGGTCTTCAGGAGCCCCGAGGGTCGCACGCCATTGCGGAAGGTATCACCTGAGGCCCGTTCGATGGCCTGCGCCAATCCGAAAGTCTGGCGGCCAAAGCTTAGGGTCGAGAGACCGCCCAACGGGTTGCCGCCGAATCCCCGGATGTGGAGCATGTTGTCTTGGGCAACGATCGACCGGACGCCGTTGTCGGACCATTCGTATTCCAGGCTGCCATCGCGCAGACGGCGTACGGTCATGAGTTCGGGCGCGATGGGGACGCTGAGCGCCACCACGCGGCCATTGCTGCCCCGGATGATCTCGGCATAGGCATTGCCGCTGAGTTCGATCGAGGCGCAGATGAACTCCCAGAAGTCGACTGCGGTCTGGTCCGCGTTCGGGCTATCGTGGAGGATCCGGTAGAGTGGATGGTCGGTCGCGACCGTCCGGGCGCCGCCTTTGGTCCGATAGACCATCAGCGGCAGTGAGGCGATCGTGCCGGCGAGTAGGTTGACGCAGGCCCAAGCCGAGGCAAGCCCCAGAACGGAGCTGGTTGAAACCATTTCGCCGGTCGTGGTCGTGCGTCCGCCTGCAGCTTGCACCAGCCGCGGGTCAATAAGGCCGATCGAGCGCGCGAGGTAGCCGAGTGCCTTTTGAAAGAGGTTCATGACAGGCTCTTCAGCCAATCATCGATGGAACCAGTGGTATCGCCCGCCATCGCCGCCCCCACTGCCATGCACAGCGCCACGGCTGCGTCGATCTTGTTGATGGCCCGCTGTTTGGAGAGCCACTTATTGTCCCAGCGGTCGGTCTCGGTGACCGCCGACATCATTGCGGAGATGAGCACCGGATTGCGTTTAAGCCGGATCCGGCCCTCAAGGATCAGTTCTTCGAGGTGCCGAAGCGAGCCCGGCATCCAGAGGCCTTCGGTCATTTCGCCGGCCGGTTTGGCCCGCTTGGTGCCGCCCTGCGGGTGTTCGACAAAGGCAAGGTCGAGACCGAGTTCAGCGACTTCCTCCTCGAAGCGCCGGAAGGCGTAACGGTCGTAAGCCACGGCCTCGACCCGGTAGTCCGAGGCCAGCTCAGCCAGCGCCTGCGCCACATGGCGGAAGCTGATATTCTCGCCTTGGGGAGCATTCAGAAACCCGTCGGCAACCCAAAGGTCATAGGGCTGCTTGTCGCGCAAGCTACGTGCAGACAGAGTATCTCCCGGCGTCCAGACTTCGACCCAGGCGTCAAAGCAGGGCTTGCCGTCCTTCTCGCCATTGCGCTGAACGGCTGCCAGTGCGGTCAAATCGCGGTTCTGGCTGAGGTCGAGCCCGAGCCAGACGGATTGGCCGGCTTTCGGTTCGAACTCTGCCAAGAGCGGCTCCAGCGTCGAGCGCGCCATCCAGGCGGTCTCGGCATCGGTCCACACACAGAAGTGCAGCCGCAGGATGCCATTCAATTGCCCCGGGATGGCTTTCGCCTGCGCTACGACTTCCGAAAGGTACTGCTCGGTGATCGTGACGCCCAGCAGCGGGTTCGCCTTGATCCAGCAACTGGGGTCGGTCAGCGGGTCGTCGCCCTCATCAAGCCCGCAGACATAGCTGAACGTCGTGTCGTCGATGACTTGGCCCAAAAAGGTCGGGTCGGTCACCGCATCAGGATTGCCAGCCGCCACCCTGATGGCGTGTTCGTGCTCCTCCCATGCGACCGAATTGCGGTCCGAGCCCGAGTTGGTGATCATGAACAGGAGCGGATCGCGGCGGAACTTGAAGCCGCGCTCCAGCATCTCGATGATCGAGCGATCGGGAAGCTCGTGGACCTCGTCGGCCAGCACAAAATAGGGTCGCGGGCCCGACCCGGTCTTGCCCGTGTCGCGTGACACCGGGCGGAAGAAACTGCCCGAGGACAGATGTGCGATGTTGAATTCGCGCCCCGGACCGCCGGAGAAGTCCAGCCGCCGTGCGAGCGCCGGCGATTGTCGGACCATCCGCACCGCGTCGCGAAACAGGATGTTGGCCTGCTCCTTCTTGGCCGCCGCCGCATAGATCTGGGCGCCAGCCTCCTGGCAGGCGGTCATCCCGTAAATGCCTATGCCGCCTGCGACCGGCGACTTCCCATTGCCCTTGCCCTGTTCGATATAGGCCCGGCGGAACCGGCGCCTGCCATCCTTGCGTTTCCAGCCGAACAGCGAGCCCACGATGAAAGCTTGGCTTGGCTGCAGCTGGAACGGCTGGCCCTCGAACTGGCCTTCGGAGAGCTTCAGGACCTCCTCGAAGAAGGCGAAGGCGTGGTTTGCCGCATCCTGGTCGAACCAGATGCCGTCCTTGCGCGCAAGATCCGCGATGTGCCGTTTGCAGGCATTGCGAACGTGAGGCCCCGCAACGATCTCGCCTGCGGCCACCGCCTTGGCATAGGCCAGTGTCCGGTCAGGCGAAGAAGCGGTCGGCGGGGTCCGTGCCTTCTTCTGGCGGCTGGGCCGCGATCCTGCTCCTGGCACTCGGCGTCATCCCGAATTCTGCGGCGTAACGCATCATGTCCGCGGCCGCCTTGTTGGCGGTGCCCACCAGCGGGTTCTGGATCGCGTTGCCGTTCGATGTCTTGATCATGAGGCCGCCGGTCAGTTGATCCTTCTCGGCCATCTTCGAGATCGCGCGTTCGGCCTGGACCCAGCGGCCGTAAGCCATAGCATAGGCGGCGAGCGCCGCTCGATCGATCTCGGAGAGGATGCCGAGGTTGTAGAGCTCGGTTGCGACCCGGTTCCATTCCTCAACCGCGTATGTATTGAGATGGGCTGGCGGTGCCGGGATGGCTGCTTTGGCCTTCGCCTCCTTGCGGTTGACCTGCCTTTTGCCGGGGTTGGACGTGACAAGCTTCAACTGCGTAGGCTTCGGCTTCCTGCCGGTAATCATGCAGCCTCAGCTATTCTCCCGCCTGTAATCTCGTCAAAGGTCCGGCCGTCACCCTCGAGGGTTGCGGCCTTGCCCGTAAAATCCTGCCAGCGCTTCACGGCGACATCGATGTAAGCGGGATTGAGCTCGATGGCGTGGACGGCGCGGCCAGTCATCTCACCGGCGATGATCGTGGTTCCCGAGCCTGAGAACGGTTCGTAAACCGCCTGACCCGGACTGGAATTGTTCTCGATCGGGCGCTTCATGCACTCGACCGGCTTCTGGGTGCCGTGACCCGTCTCGTTCTTCTTGGGCTTGGCGATGTGCCAGACGGTGGTCTGCTTGCGGTCACCGGCCCAGTGGCCTTTGGCGCCCTTCTTCACGGCATACCAGCAGGGCTCATGCTCCCAGTGATAGTCGCCACGCGACAATACGAGCTGCCCCTTGTCCCAGATGATCTGGGAACGGAGCATCAAATCGCATGCCGCCAGGCTGTCGCCGACCACACCGGCATAAAGACCAGCGTGCCAGACATATGCGACGTCGCCTGGGAACAGTGCCCAAGCCTCGCGCCAGTCGGCCTTATCGTCGTTCAGAACCTTGCCCTTGGCAGTGCCCGAAGCAGCCACGCCGGCCTTCTCACGCCAGGCGGGGTCATACTCCACGCCGTATGGTGGATCAGTGACCATCAGGTGGGGCGAGACGCCGTTCAGCGCCTTTGCCACTGTGTCGGGATCGGTGCTGTCACCGCAGACCAGTCGATGCTTGCCGAGCAGCCAGACGTCGCCGGGTTTGGCGATGGGGTCGATCGGCGCTTCGGGGATCTCGTCGGGGTCAGTGTTGCCTTCGGTCTTTTCGGCCAGCAGCTTGCCCAGTTCGTCATCCGAGAATCCGGTCAGCATCAGGTCGAAGTCGAAGCCCTGCAGGTCGCCAAGTTCGACGGCCAGCAGTTCGAGGTCCCAGCCGGCGTTCAGCGCCAGCTTGTTGTCGGCGATGACGTAGGCCTTCTTCTGGGCTTCGCTCCAGCCTTTGGCGACCATGGTCGGGATCTGGGTCAGGCCCAGCTTGCGGGCAGCCGCCAAACGTCCGTGCCCCGCGAGAAGTCCACCGTCCTCATCAACGAGGATCGGATTGGTCCAGCCCCATTCCCGGATCGAAGCCGCGATCTGGGCGACCTGTTCGTCCGAGTGCGTGCGGGAATTGCGCGCATAGGGCGTGATCTTTTCTATCGGCCAGAGCTCGCTGCTCTGGGCCGGCCAGTTCTGATCCATAGATGTCCTTGAAACGGGTTCGGCCGCGGTAGCCTAATGGCTCGCGGCTCTTGTTTGCGATGTCGGTAAACCGTTATGGGCGCTGAGGGTTGGGCCTGTAGCTCAGTTGGTTAGAGCTGGCCGCTCATAACGGCTAGGTCGCGGGTTCAAGTCCTGCCGGGCCCACCAATCAAATCAGTTCGAGCTCGTTCAGCACCTTCGCTGCGTCGAGCAATTGGTCGGTCTGGACCGTGATCTCGATCGTCATGCTGTCGGCGGTCGCGCTGGCATAAACGCCGCCCTCGTAGAGTTCCTGTTCGATCGTCTCGATCACCGCGACCATCCGGCTGCGGTCGAAGTTCTCCGGCAGCGTGCGGATCGCAAGGCGGATGGTGCTGGTGATGCCCGCGCTCATTCTGCCTCTGCCATGATCTCGTAAAGGCCGACAAAGCCGGTCAGGTAAGGCAGGCCCTTTGGAATGCCATGTTCGCGCGCGGTGTTGCGGTCGATCTTCCAGCCCATCCAGCGGGTGATGGCGGCGTCAATGGCGGCCTCAAGGCCAAGCCCGGCGTGAATGCCGTTGTGCACATCGTCGGCGAAGTGCCGACCGTGGCGGCTGTCGAGAAAATCCCGCACCCCTTCGGCGGTGGCTCCGGTGGCTTTGGCAATCGCCGGGAAGGCAATGGCCCAGGCTGCATCGGCATCGGCGAAGGCGCTGCTGGTGCCGTAGAAGCCCCAGACTTCGTTGGCAGTTGGCAGGGTCGAGTTGGTCATTTGCATCGCTCCGTTTTCATGAAGCGACTACCGCTCTTATCGCGACGACTATCCAGTCAATTCGACCGAAATCTGGGACTTTCTGCTTTCTGACCCCCGGTCCGAGTTTCGCGGTTGCGTGAAGTTTGGGCCAGGCGCGGTGTCCGCCCCGCAGGTGCCAGACTATGCGAGGCCCCCCGACCCTCGGTGGACCCAGAGGCGCTGTGGGTCGGTCCAACCGAGAGGTAGCGCATCGCCCTTTTCCAGATTGCAGGCGCGGTGGGCACAGGCGACATTTTCGTAGGTATGCGTACCGCCTGCCGCTAGGGGAATAATGTGATCCACCTCTGGAGCGTTCCACCGCATCGTCCCGCGCAATTCACGCGGCGCTTCCTCTCCACAGATGTGGCAAATCCATCCATCTCGTTCCAGGACAGCAATCGGATTAACCGGATCTGCGCGGACCCCGTAAGTTTGCGCCCTCTCCACGCCTTTGGAAACGCGATGGAGATGACGTTTGCAACAAGTTTCCGAGCAAAAGACGCGCCTCTTGTCTCCATACGCTGGCAGGAATGTGCTGCCACATTCGCGGCATGAACATTGCACCTTCTTGGGGGCCCTGCTGCGCACCTGGCATTGCTGCGAACAGAATTTTGCATTGACCGGGCCTTCGAACACTCCGCCGCATTCAATGCACTTGCGTTGACGGCTGGCCTTCCTGACTTCGGCAAGGCGAGCCAGCCTGGTAGCGCGCGAGGCAGAGCGCTCACGCCGCATCATCTCGAAGCCACAGGCACGCGAGCAGCAACGGCCGCTGTCGCGTGATTTTCGGATTCGTCTTGTGATCGGCTGAGAACAAATCTGGCACAGAGGGGCGGCGCCCGCCGAGGCGAATTGTGCCATGGCGACCTCCCAGTCAGTTTCAGATTTTATCCCGCCTTCAACGTCGGCGGATTCTCACCCGATCGGCCAGCCGTCCGGACCGGTGCCGACGGTCCGACGCAGCCCGAATTGTTCGGCCGTCCGGACCTGGTGACAGTCGGCACAGAGGCAGCGGATGTTGCTGTCCTCGTCAGATCCGCCATGAGCGAGTGGAACGATGTGGTCAGGCACGGTGGCCTCGCGGACAATCCCGGCGGAGGCGCAATCGCGACAAAGGGGCTCTGCCTTTAATCGACGCAGGCGCTGCGCCATGCCTTGGCGTCCCCGAAGTCGTTCAGCCATCGCGCAACGCCTGCAACGAGAAACGCCCGGAAGCTGGTAAGCCCCGGGCGCAGCTCGCATCACTACATTTCGGAAGCATTTACAGGAGATCAATGCTCCCGTCAATGCCGAATTGTGTTTTTATCTTTGAATCACAGTTTGTTAAATCAACCGCTAGGCGGACGATACTGGCAGCGAACTGTCCCTGTTGATACCGAACAGGGTGACCAGTGCTTCGAGCCCATGAGACAGATTACGCAAGTCAGCATCTCCCCAGCCTGCGGCATCCACCTCGTAGCAGACCACCGCATGGACAAGCATGCTCGGTCGCCGACCGGTCGCTGCGATGGCATCGTGGTCAGCAGTCCGCAGCATCAGGATGGCCGCTGCTACCCGCTTGCGGATCTTCTCGACGTAGTCCGGATCGTACTCCGTGAGACTGCGGCCGAAGATCCCTTCATCGAGAAGCAAGCCGGTAGCGGAATGCGGGTGGATCGGCGGCAGTCCCATGACCGCCCGGTTGCGAGCCATGAGGTCACCATAGAGCTCCGCAGCTGCTAGTTCCTCTGCCGTGATCTTGCCAGCGAATGCCAGCCGGCCGATCGCCGAGCCCAGACGCTCGTCCTTGGCCTGCCTTGCGGTGACGCCGTACTGACGCTGGCGGGCATCCAGGACGGTTGCTGTAACCTCCCGCAGGGTCTCGGCCTTGGCCGGTTGCACCAGCTTCCCACAGGGATGGCGGCGGCCCGCCTTGCGCTTACGACCGCGAGCCACGGGTGATCTCCGGGATGAGTGCCGCATAGCCGATCACATCGACCGGGCCGTCGGCATAGTTGGGATCATGGGCGAGCCGCGCCAACTTCAGGTCGATCATGCACAGCGCCACCTGCTGGGCGGTGACAGGCGTACCGAGGGTGATCGACCAGCGACGGGCGATGGCCTCCATCTGGGTCTTGGGATCGCCGTAGGCCGCACCGCGATCTTCGAGCACTTGCGCCACTCGCTTCAGGAAACCGGCCGCGCTCACCGGACACCTCCACGGGTCTCGATAGCCCAGAGCAGGATGGCTATGGCGTCGGCCTCGTTGTCGTCGGCCGGGGCAAAGCCCTTTGCCTGGACCGCCGTGATCACAGCCGCCTTGCCTGCATTGCCCTTGCCGGTGATGAACCGCTTGATCGTGCCGACGGGCACGCCCTGATAGGCTACCAGCGTTTCCTCGCACCAGGCGGTCAACATGCCCAGCAGTCCGCCATAGACATGGGCGGCGTCGGTTCCCGCGTGCCGACGGACTTCCTCGAAGTAGACCGCTTCGATCGGCCCTGCATCGAGATCAAGCTGATCGAGCCAGCGCCGGAAGCGCAGGTAGCGCATGCCGCCGCCGTCGTAGCGGGTGTGCTTCAGCGACACAGTCCCGGTGCTGATGTGGCCATCGGACGACTGGAGCGCCCAGCCGGCGCTGGTGCCAAGGTCGAGGGCAAGGATGGCTCCGCAGCGGATCGTTCCGCCGACGTTGGCTTGAGCCGGATTGGGGCAGGCAACGGCCTGCATTTCAGGCAGGGTCATGACGACCTCCTCTTCGTGTGGGGTGGTCGGGGCGAGGACTGGGCCGGTGAAGGCTGGCAGCTCGCCCGGACCCGAAGCGGGTCTGGTCAGGTCGTCATCCGGGCGGACATTGCCGCCGGAAATCTTCATGAGGTTTCATGCGGGCCGATTGAAACATCGGAGCCACCAACCCCTTGAGTACCGTAGGTAATATATAATCTTTCAATTTTTATTATTTTTATAGGGGTACACCTCTCCATCTTTAAAACGCGCGCGTACGCGAGGGGATATATAAGGCACCCCTTGAAAGATTGAACTTTCTCCGAAACCCGATTTTATTTCGTAAATCCATGCGCTTGGATGCCGTAAAGCTGCTTTTGACTGATATTGGGCCATTGAAGGACCATCCAGAGGGGATGGATGCATCACGATGGCCCTTGGTGGTGTGTGGCGACCTTTTTGCCACTCGCGTCGCGCCAATTACCCGACCAGCGCGCCAGCCTGTAGACCATGGCCTGCCTGGTGGCCGAACTGCGCATGCCCGTCGTGACGTCTCCGCTCTCGATCAAGGTCTGGATGATATCGTCGCGGTCCCGGGATTTGAGCCACTGGGAGCCGCGGGTTAGTTCAGACTTGGTGATGCCCTTGGCGCCGGCTGCCCGGATCAGTTCACGCAGCCGTTTCAGGTGAGCCTCGGTCTCGGTATCTGCGACATGGCGGTCCACCGCCTCCATTGCCCGCTGGGCGTAGTGACGCACAAAGGCAATGGCCCAGTCCGCGTCATCGATCGTGATGACGGGAGCCACCGGATCATTGCCCACCGCCACGATCAGCGCGAGCTTCAGCGCGATCTCACCGATGCGCGCAAGGATGGCTGTAAAGGCGGTGCCTGCAGCCGCCCGCAATTCGTCGGTCAGCTCCCCGCTCAGCGACTTGAAACGAGCACGCGCCTCATCGGTCATCGGCACCGTGGTCAGCACCACGGCGGTCTGCGGTCCCGAGGTGGCGCCGGCGAGATTGCCGCGTTGCTGCCCCGGACCGGATGCCAGCAACTGGAGCCCTGCGATCAAGTCTGGCGGCGGGGCGCGCAACCCAACGGAGACATTTTCGTCCGGGTAGTCCTCGTCACTGGGCAGGATCAGGAAGCGGGCGAGCGAGCCGTCCACCACATTGGCCCCTTGCAGCGCGCCCCAGAAGTGCATGGGGGTCGTCGTGCCGTAAACGCAGAGGCAAGGCTGGACGATGTCGCGCCGCTCATTGGTGCCGTCGCGATTGGCATATTCCGCACCCAGGAAGATCCCACCGGCCGAGGTGTAAAGCTCGGTCATGTTGTCGAGGATCTCGGTGATATGACGCGGGCTGCGTTTGCGGTCTGCCGCTGCCGAGAGAAACATGCCGAACTCGTCAATCTGGAACAGGATCGCGGGCTGGCGATGCAAGGCGGTCAGCAGCCCCGCGCCGGACGCGATCTTGTTGCCGCCCAGATGATTGGCGAGCCCGGCCTCGAACAGCACCTCGTTGATGATTTCGCGAGAGTGGTTCTTGCCCGATCCACTGTCCGCGATCCCAACCACATAGAGGTTGGAGCGCAGGTTGCTCTCCGTGCGATAGAGGCGCCCCATCAGAGCGCCGATCGCGCAAAGGCTGGCGCCAAGCGAGAGCAGCGGCTGAGGGCGTCGGGCCGTGGTAAGCATATAGTCGGTGAGCTTGCCAACCAGTCCGCCCGGGATGGTCAGCGCAAACTTGGGTGGCGGCGCATCATCAGTAGCCTGGGCCGTGGTGTCGAGCCGGGCCAGCAGGCCAGATGCCGGGTGATTTTCATCCCTAGGCTGGCTGCCGTCGAGGACCAAGCCTGGATCCGGCTTCCAACCCCGTTCGATGGCAAGGTGGTAGATCGAGCCAGCACCAATGCGGTCCGGGCGGAAACTGCCCCAGGCCTTTTCGGTCGTCGCGGCGACGTTTTTCGCTGCCTGATCAGACCAGCCCGTGAACAGGTCCTTCCCGTCATCGCCGAGCGCGCCCTTGATCGACATGCCAATCCTCACCCAGCTGTCGTAGTCTAGATCGCTGTTGGGCAGATACTGAAGCGCGGCGCGGATCGCGTCCTGTGTGCCGGCCTGGGCATGCGCCGGAACCGCCGGGGTGCTGGCAGAGACTGAGGTCAGACTGGATGGCCGCAGTTCAGGCGGGACCAGGGCCAGCGCTTCTTCCATGAAGGCGGCAGCCATATCCGCGTCGATGACCGGCAGGCTCTCGAGATCGAGTTCGGACAAGCCTTCCTCGGGCCAGGCGTAGGGCTGTCCGGTATCGGGATGATCAGCGTAAGCCACGAACTGCTGGCCAAGGCACAGCACCTCGAGCGGGGCCCGGCGAATGCCGCGAAACGGCGCACTTGTTCGGTAGACCAGCAGGCGTTTCGGCGCCCGGCCAATCCGCAGCGCCGGGGTGTCGCCCAGCCTGGTGCGGGCGAGCTGCTCAATCCGGAGCGCAAGGTCCGGGTCTGTCAGGATATCGATGTCGACGGCAGCCACGCCGCCGCCGACAATGCCAATGCCGCAGTCCGGCCATGCAGACCATGTGGAAACCTCGACCTCGGTCGTAGACCGCTCAGCATGACGGTTCCATTCGGGATAGTCGACCCATGCGCCGCGTTGATACCGGCCCGGCTTCTTGCCGCCGGGCGCGATGGGCAGGATAGTATAGCCGTTGGCGAGAAGGCGCGAACCATGGCGCGCCATGAAGGACGTGTTCATCAGAAGGGGCACTCCGACAGGTCGGCGGCAAGCTCGCGAAGGTGGTCGCAGTAACCGATGATGAGATGCTCGACGAATGCGGACCACTCGGCGTCAGTCAGTGCCACAAGGTCGGTCTTGCCGATCTGTTCGAGATAGCGGCCACCGGCCTGTCCGCCTTTGACCATGGCGGCCTGTTCATTGCGGCTGGTGTTGATCATGCCCTGCCTCCGGTGACAGAGTTCCTGGCAGACACGGCTGCAAAGATGCTTGCGGCTTTCGTCCCGGCGGGGATCGGAGACCCGGTAGTGCGGGACGAACCAGCCGAAGCCGCGGGGTTCGCGATGGCAGACCGAGCAGAGCCCGGGGTTGGCGTATGGCATGTATCGAACCTTGCCTTGGTGATTTCGGTGTAGTTGCCCGACGGGCGCACAGCGATGTGGCTGGGACGGCGCAGACGGTGGACCAGCTGGAGAGCCGCATAGACCGAGCGCGGCACAGGAATGCCCGGCGCCCGTTCACGCCACCATGCCTCGGCCTTGGTGCGGGGGTAGCCAGTGTGCTCGAGACAGATCCACTCGTGGTGCCAGCCAAGGCCGCACTGATAGGTGACCTTGAGCGAAGGGCGGCCACCCGGCTTTTCATGACGCTGGTAGGAGATGTTGGAGACCTGGAGCCATTGCGGCCCCTTGGGCTTACCGGACGAAAGCACGGCAAGTGTCGACGCGGTGGGCGCCAGCTTCACCTGGCGGGCCGGGAAGAGATAGCCACAATCCGGACATTCCAGCGCCGCAGCGGCGACGATGCTGTCGCAATCCGGACAGAGCTTGACCGGCGCGTCACCGTCGCCCGAGCCCGGCCGCTTCGGCTTCACGAGGTCGATCGGGCCGTGACGTTTCACGTTGCCGGCGAAGTCCAGGACGAGGCAGTTGTCCTTGCCTTGCGCCAGCCGTGTGCCGCGCCCAGCCATCTGGACGTACAGTCCGGCCGACTTGGTCGGGCGCAGCATGGCGATCAGGTCCACGGCCGGGGCGTTGAAGCCGGTCGTCAACACCCCCATCGATGCCAGCGCGCGGATCTTGCCGGCCTTGAAATCGGCGATGATGCGGTCGCGCTCGTCCTTGGGGGTATCGCCGAAGATCGTGGCGCAACTGATCCCGCACCGGCGGAATTCTTCGGCAACGTGGGTCGCGTGACTGACGCCCGAGCAGAAGGCCAGCCACGACTTCCGGTCCTTTCCGTAGGCGATGATCTCACCGACGGCGGCCTTGGTGATTGCGTCCTGGTCGACGGCCTTTTCGAGATCGCGGGCGATGAACTCACCGCCGCGCGTGCCGACGCCGGTCACATCAAGTTTGGTCTTCGGCTGCTTGGACATCAGCGGACTGAGATAGCCCGCCATGATGAGGTCGCGGACCGACACCTCGTAGGCGATGTCGGTGAACAGCGCGTTCTCCCCTTCGTGGAGCATCCCGGAATCAAGACGGTACGGCGTGGCTGTCAGCCCGATCACCTTCAGCTTCGGGTTGATCGCCGTCATGGCGTCCAAAAAGCGGCGGTACATCGTGCTCGCCTTGCCCGGGATCAGATGGGCTTCGTCGATCAGGATGAGATCGCAGTGGCCAATTTCGGCCGCGCGGCGGTGGATCGACTGGATCCCGGCGAACAAAATGCGCGCCTTGGCATCGCGGCGGCCAAGCCCGGCAGAATAGATGCCGGCGGGTGCGTCCGGCCAGAGGCCCAGCATCTCGGCATGGTTCTGGGCGATGAGTTCACGAACGTGGGTCACGACCAGAATGCGCTGGTCAGGCCAGGCCTTGAGAACCCCGTCGATGAACGAGGCCATGACCAGACTTTTGCCGCCAGCGGTCGGGATGACCACCAGGGGATTGCCTTTCTTATCTTCGAAGTAGCTGTAGATCGCGGCGATTGCCGACTGCTGATAGGGGCGGAGCTTAAGCATTTGCGGCCTCCTTCTGGCGCGCGTCGTTCAGCCAGTCGGAGCCGTCGGCCATGCGGTAGGCGACGAAATCCTCACCGGCGTCGGTGACGGTTCCGGGCACGAGATCAGGGATGAAGAGATGGCGGGGGCAGGCGCGGCGCTGGTCCTGAGCATCAAGCCTGCGATCGTGGCGAGCGCAGTGCCAGCCGCCGTCCACCGGCGTGGAATGCAGGCATGTCCGGCAGTTCAACGCCGCTGCTTCACCCGCGTGGCAGACGGCATGGTGCAAGCACATGCGGCACTCGAACCAGGTCGGATCGTCGCTGATCCTGGCCGGGGGATGCTGCGCGCCGATGATGCGCTCGGCCTTGTCGAGCAGCCGGGTCGCCTCTGCAGCATCGGCTTCGATCCGCTCAATATGCAGCGCATCTGTGTCCTTGCAGACCGCGACGTACATGGCGCGGGTCAGCCCGGTCAGGTGCATGTAGATCTGCATCTGCGCCGCGTGCTGGGGCTTCGATTTGACCACGCCATTGGCAACGAGATCTGCAAAGCTCTTGACCGAGTGGGTCTTGAACTCGACCACGTGCCAGGTCTTCGGCGCTTCAAGCAGGCCGAGGGCAGCGCCATCGAGCGAACCGCCGAAGTGGCCGCCATGGGCTTCGACCCGGAACTGGCGGCCAGTCTCGGGATCGACCTCCAGTACGGTGGCGCCGGTCGAGCGCAGGTTGGCGACGATCCGGTCTTCCTCGCGCTGCCCGGTCTCGAACAGGCGAAGCATGCGGCCGGAAAAGCGCGAAGGCGTGACCCAGCGGAAATCGAACCACAGGGCCCGGGAGCACGGCTTGCCGATCAGAGATGCACCGAGGTGTTCGCGGAAGCCGTCCCCTTGGCGGTTTTCATATGCTGCATAGATCGCCGTCAGGGTCGGCGTCGGCGGGGCGGGAAGCTCTGCCATCACAGATCCTCCGCTTCGCTGCGGGCGCGTGCTTCGGCGAGAAGCTCGGCCCAGACTTCGTGATCGTGGCGGGTGCGCAGGATATCGATCAGCGCGTCCTTCATCTTGTTGCGGCGGTGCCAGCCGCTGCCGTCGGCGAGCAGTTCAGCCCGTTCGCGGTAAAGGTGGCGCTGGGCGGTGCGGGCGCGATTGAACCAGACGGGGTCGATGGGTTTCCCCTGCGTCTGGCGGGTCAGATCGGCGGTCGCGATCTGGGTGCGGATCTTGGCGATCGCGTCGTCGAGTTCGATCAGGCGGCGCTGTTTTTCAGGCAAGCCGGGGGTGTCCGCGGCCGCAGGGGCCGCGTTGGTGAAATCAGTCATGGTCAGTCTCTTGTCTGGCTGAGGCTGCCGCGACTTCCCGCGGCAGCCCGCAGGATCAGGTGTTGCGGTTCCACGGAGCTGCGGCCGGCGGTGCCGACTGCGTGGTCGTGGGGGCAGGCTGATGCGCAGCCGGCGCGGTCTTGTCCGGAACGAGGTAGCGGATCGTATTCTTCTCCGAATACCCGTCCTTAGGCGGCTTCACGCCGACCTGGATCGACATCGGCACCAGGTGCAGATCGACGCTGTCATTGACCTGCAGCTTGCCGGTCGCGTGGCAGATGGCCGACAGGGTGCGCTGCGCGATCTCGACCGTCTGCGGGTTCGAGTTCACGAGGTTCAGCTGGTCAAACAGCTTGCGGCCCTGGTACGGACCTTCGATGATGTCGAGCATCAGCCAGAGAAACTGGCCCATGCCGTTGCGGGTCACGCGCATCTCGCTCTCGACGATCTGGGCGCGGTACTTGCCGGCGGGGATAACATCGTAGCCGGTTGTCGGGTCGATGCCGGTCGCATCGAAGGCGGTGTCAAAACGTGCCATGAAAAATACTCCGGATCAGGGCTGTTCGGGCTGAGGCATGGCCGCGACGAAGGCTTTCCAATCGAGCGGAAGCGTGTCGGGCAGGCCGTAGCGGTTCTTGGCGAGGAAGGCCGGACGCTCGGCGGTGTGCAGGACGCGCTCACCGGAGCCGAGTGCCCGAGCTACCTTCTTGTTAAAGCCAACATCCGCCTTCGTGATGGACATGCGGTAGTTGGCAAAAAGCACGACATCGCAGTGCTCCTGCAGCAGGGCTGCGGCACGGGCCTGAAGCTTGATGACGTAGCGGTCGTAGGGCTCGTGTTCAGGGCTATCGAAGCGCTTGATGTCGGTATGCGCGATCTGGACGACGGCCATGCCGCGGCGATCGCGAAGGGTATTCAGGCGATCGAGATATTCGCGCCAGACCGTAAGTGCCTCGGCATAACCTTTGCCGAAACCGGGTGCTTCGATCGAGGCCCAGCCGTTGCGGCGGCAGGTCTCTGCCCAGACCAGCGGTTCCAGCCAGTCCACGCTGTCGATTACGACAGTGCTGTAGGCGTGCTCCTCGTTGAGCAGGGCGTCGAGCGCCTCAACAACATCGGCGTAGCTGGTGGCGAGCGGGAAGTGCGGAACCTTCAACATGCCAAGGCCGTCCTCGGTCATGATGACGACAGGGGCGTCAGCACCGGCCGCGAAAGTCGTCTTCCCGACCCCATGCACACCGTGCATGAGAATCCGGGGCGGCCGCAGCGTGCTCGACGTCTGCAGGGAGGAAAGGGAGATAGCCATCAGTTGGCACTCCCTTCAGCCATGGCATCAGCCTCGGGCTCGCTGGAGTAAACGGCCAACAGCGGGGTGCCGTCGGCGTGGGTGCCGGCTTCTTCAATGTGATACCGGCGCTGAACCTCGAAGATTTCCGGCAACTCCCAGCGACGGTAGAGGCCGGGGATCCGCTTCAAAGGCTCAGTCGGGATGGCAGTGGTATGGCTCATCAACTGGGACTTTCTGTTTGGGCAAAGACGCTCGGTGCGTCCGAAGTTGAAAGGCCAACGGCGCGCACCGAACGGGACAACGAGGTCAGGATTTTTGTTCTGCATGGTCACGCAGGCGCTTCAGGGCGCGCTGGAACCGCTTGCGTGCCGCCGGCTCTGACAGGCCCAGCTGCTGACCGGCCTCGGCCTGGGTGTACCCGTCGATGACCACGCGAAGGACAAGGTCTGCGTCCACGCCGATCAGACGGATCAGTTCGGCAAGCAGCTTTCCGGGTTCCAGCTCCGGGTCCGCGACCTCGAAAACACCCCCGTGTAGATCGGTGTCGAACTCGTCCTGGACGGCTTGGCGGCCGGCTTCTCGTTTGTGCGCTCGCAGCACGTCGCGTTCGACGTTCTTGAGGATTGTGGCCGCGATCCAGTTCACGCGATTGAGATCAAGTTCGCGGATCGCGGCCGTCGCGCGAGCCAGGATTTCAGACGCGATTTCGTCGGTCTGTCCGAGGCGGCGAGCCCGTGACCGACGAAAGACGCCGTCAAGTCCGGGCCACAGCGCAAGTAGCATCAGCGTGAGAGCACAGTCCCCGGCACGGTCATTGGCCTTGGCGCCCTGGATCAGATCGCCGAGGAGCAGGTTCTTCTGATCGGGCGAGCTATCGCCGCGATGCAGGTGGTCCAGCAATGCCGCCGGGTCCGCAAAACGGGTCAATCCGCGGTGGCGGTTGCACACCGTGGCGAAGCCGCGCTGGAAGTTGAGGGTGGAAGACGATTGAACGAGGTGTTGGTGAAATTCGTGCCACGAGGAGGGCATTTGACGCCAGCCTGACGGCCGGGCGTCGAGCGCCTCCTACTGGCCAGATCAGGGCGTCAAGCGCCTCTCGTTTCGGGGATGTTCGGGTAAGTCTGTCGCTAAGCTAGCAAGCGGACTTCTTGTTCAGGGTGCCGCAACCGTGGCAGTTCGCGGTAACCGGGAACCCCACCAGATACTCGCGGTGCTTCTGAACGCGGATGTGCAGCTGGTTTCCGTTAGCGACACCCAGGAGCTTACCGCACTCAGTACAACGCCATTCAGGCTCGCCACCGGGCATGCCACCACTAGTGACAGGCGTATTATCGCCGCCATCGTTTGCGGCGGAAAGGCGCCGGATTTTCTTGAGCCGGTAAGCACTCGTGTGCGGCTTTCCGGGGACCTGAACCAGGGAAGGATTAGAGGGGTCAACATTCATAGTCGGGGACTCCATTTGGGGGTTTTAAAGGGACGAGATCGGTGGTTCGGAAAAGCGCGTGCTTTCCCGTTGAGGCAGTTTTGAAAATGCGAGATTTCAGCGTGTGTTAGGCGGCTTCGCCGGCCTCGGCTTCCGCTCCGCGCCGTTTGAAGCCAAGACTGGCAGCCTTCTGACGGCTCTGGCGTGCTTGGTTGCGGGCTTCGCGGAAGTCCGGTTCAAGTTCGGTGAGTTTGTCGACCAAGCCCTGCAAATCGTACATGTTCGACATACGGCCCTTGTGGTCTGCATAGCGCGGAATGCGCTTGATCAGGCCTTCGTCCTCTAGATCTGTCAGGTAACGCTGGATCTGGCGTTCGCCGATGCCGAGCCGCTGAGACAACTCCTTCTTGCTCGGATAGGGTTTGCGTCCAGCATCCCACCAGTGATCCACGATCTGGATCAGTACCGCCAATTGTGTCGGGTTCAGGTGCAAACGGCGCTGCGCTCGCAGCAACAGGGATGGCAGCATGCAAAACCCGCTATCCATGACCTTCGCACCCCATTTCTGGCTAGCGGGGGACTTCCGGGACTTCTTCTCCGGTGCTACCTTATCTGTCGTTGTTTCGTCTTGATTCGTGTCAGTCATTCGCAATCTCCATGCTCGGTAAATGGGCCCGTTGAGTCGAATGCACAAGGGTCGACCCGGGGACATATTTAACCCCAGGGCTACGGTCATTACCGCCTCTACCGGAGAGGCAAGGGTGTCTCCTGAATCAGGACGTATGTAACTATGATGAACGTTAAGTCGTATAAGGAGCATAAGGTGCCCCGGTCAAAAATGACCTAGGGTCACGCTCGAACTTTTTGACCGATTGCTGTTCTCTCGGTTTCCATCGGTGTCCCGTTGCCTTCGGGCGTCTGGCTTTTCCGTCTCAGCACCATCGTTCGGCACATCCGGGCGAGAGACGGAGACCCACAAGTGAAGACCCCGAACCCGTTCCATCCGGACCAAATGAGCGCTGAAGCTCGGCTTGCCGAGTTGGGCCGCATTCTGGCAGCCGGCATTCAGCGCATGCGCGAACAGTCCAGTTCTATATCTGCTGACAGCGGAGATAGTTCGCTCGCTATCCCGGCCAGCAAGAGCGTCAGTCGTCCTGGGCACAAGGCCCGCAAAGGAGGACGATAATGCAACATCAAGACGACGGGTCGGTGCTGGCAAGGCTGGCGCGCCTAAAGGCCATGACGGTCAATGAACTGAAAGCCGAATGGCAGACGCTGATGGGATCAACGCCGCCTAATAACAGCCGGACATTTCTCGAGCAGCGACTGGCCTATCGGATCCAGGAACTGACCTATGGCGGTCTGCCGAAGCCGGTCAGTAGGCTGCTGGACGCACTGGCAGACGAGGTCGAGGGCAAGAAGGTCCGGAGCACGGTGATCAGCGATCCCCGCAACCCGGTCATTGGCACCCGGTTGGTGCGCGAATGGGACGGCGTGGAGCATGTCATCACGGTCCTTCAGGGCGGTTTCGACTGGCAGGGCCGCCGCTACAAGTCCCTGTCGGCCATCGCCCGCGACATCACCGGAACGCAGTGGAACGGCTACCGCTTCTTTGGCCTGCGCGAAAACAAGAGGGCTGCAGCATGAAGGAGACAGCAACACCGCGCCGCCTGCGCTGCGCCGTCTATACCCGCAAATCCAGCGAGGAAGGGTTGGACATGGAGTTCAACAGCCTCGATGCCCAGCGGGAATCCTGCGAAGCGTATGTCGCCAGCCAGCGCGCGGAAGGCTGGGTCTGCATGCGCGAACGCTACGATGACGGCGGCTTCTCCGGCGGCACTCTCGACCGGCCCGGGCTCAAGACCCTGCTGGAAGACGTCGAAGCCGGTCTGGTGGACGTCATCGTCGTCTACAAGATCGACCGCCTGTCGCGATCACTGATGGATTTCGCCAAGCTGGTCGAGGCCTTCGACCGCAACAACGTGACCTTCGTGTCGGTGACGCAAGCGTTCAACACCACGACCAGTATGGGCCGGCTGACGCTGAACATCCTCCTGTCGTTCGCCCAGTTCGAACGCGAGGTCACCGGGGAGCGCATCCGCGACAAATTCGCTGCCAGCCGCGCCAAGGGGATGTGGATGGGTGGTTTCGTGCCATGGGGTTACGACGTCATCGATCGCAAGCTGGTCGTCAACGAGGCTGAAGCCGCGCAGGTTCGGGCCGTGTTTCAGCGTTTCACCGAGCTGGGCTCGGCCACGCTGCTGACCCGTGAACTGGTCGCCAAGGATGTGCGTAGCAAGCGCGGCAAGCCGATCGACAAAGGGTTCCTCTACAAGCTGTTCCGCAACCGGCTTTATCTTGGCGAAGCGGTCCACAAGGGCACGAGCTATCCCGGCGAACATCAAGGCATCATCGACCAGCAGCTTTGGGATGCGGTGCATGCCATATTGCAAGAGAGCCCGCGCCAGCGCGCAGCCAACACCCGGGCCAAGACCCCGGCGATGCTGAAGGGGCTCATCTTCACCGACCGCGGTGTCGCAATGACCCCGACCATGACCAAGAAGGGCAGCCGACTTTACCGCTACTACACCTCGATGGATGCCATCAGGAACCGTGCTGATGAAGGCCGCGATGCGTTCGTGCGCCTCAACGCTGGGATGGTGGAGGCATCGGTTGCCCAGCACATCCGGGCGCTACTGCGGACCCCGGAAATCGCAGCGCAAGCGGTAGCGGCCGCACGCAAGAGTGATCCAGAAATTGGCGAGCATGATGTCGTAACTGCACTCGCGGCCTTCGACCGGTTGTGGGAGTCCTTCTTTCCGGCTGAGCAGGCGCGCATCGCACGACTGCTGGTTGAACGGGTAACGGTCAGCGCCGAGGGACTTGCAATTGATCTCAATACTGGCGGCCTCGGCTCGGTGGTGCGCGAACTGATCACTCCGAAACAGGAGTTGGCAGCATGAGTGCCCCCACCACCATGAGGGTGTTCATCCCGCTTGAGCTACGCAAACGCAACGGGCGACCGAAGATCGTGCCGCCTGCCAATATGGTGCCGGACACTGGTGGCGCCGATCCGCATGTCATGAAAGCGATCGCCAAGGCGTGGAGTTGGCGGCGCAAACTTGACACTGGCATGGCCACGACGATCGACGACATCGCCCGCGCAGAAGGCGTAACCCACCGCTATGTCGGGCGGACCATGAGGCTGGCTTACCTCGCGCCGGCTGTGCTGGAAAAGCTGCTGGTCCAGCGCGCCGCGCCCGCAATCTCACTCAAGGACATGATTATTGCAGCAGACCTGCCATGGGCCGAGCAGGAGACGGCGGTGTTTGGCGCCGGGTAATCGGGGGTAAGTGATACCCAGCGGCAGGGATTGGTCTTTGCACGCAATTGCGGCACACCACATTCATGATATCGCTTATCCCTCAAGAAGCAGAAGAACTTGCTGTCGAGTTTTCACCGCTGTTGCGGGCCGCACTGTTGACCCTGGAATACATGGATGCCAACGGCCCGATTGAACTGACGCCGTCAAAGGCCTTGAAACGCTATTTTGTGGAATGGGCAGCCGAGGCGTTTGCCTGGCCCAAATACACCGCCGCCGACCTCTATTCCCTCAACAAGGTTCTCAACGAGATCGACTTTCCGCCTTTGGTCATACTGCACGATCTGCTGGTCGGGCTGAAACTGGCACGCCATCACAAAGGCGCAATGCAAATCTCAAAGTGGGGGACGAAGGTCAGGCACCGCCCCGGTGTTGTCCTGGCCGTGATGGCCGAACGCCTGCTATACAACTACGACCACAGCCAGCATACCCGCTTTGGCGATACGGTGTTTGGCAACTGGGATGTTTTCTTCAACGTCATCAATGTCGAAGCGCATGGTGGATGCAGCGACGACCATCTGTGCCAGGTTCTGTATGGCAGCAGCAAAGACCGCGACGGTATCGCCCATTCCCGGACAAAATCCGCATTCTACATCCATGTCTTGCGGCCGCTCGTTTGGCTGGGATTGCTGCAAGAGCATGGCGTTGGAAACGGCCTCGCCTGCGAGCGGATCTATACCAAGACGCCGCTATGGGCTGTAGCGCTCAAGCTGGAGACGGATCGGCACTTGCCGAATTTGGTAGTCAACTGATCGGATGACGGGCTGCTCCGAATACAACAGCATCTTGCGAACCGTGTCGCGCGACATGTTGAAATGCTTCGCCGCCGCCCGGGCGCTCATGCCGCCCGCGCAAGCAAGGCGAACCTTCAGGTAAAGATCCACGGTATAAATCTCCTCGTCCTCCCTGCTCGCGCAAAAAGGGGAAAGTGGACGACTTATACGCCGCCCGCAGCAGCACTTTGCCGCCGCTACCGTGGACTAATTTTGCACCGCCGTTCTCACATCGAGCCGTATAATAGAATGTCGGAAAACTTGACACCACGCCCGCCCACAGCGTAAACACGGCGTCTCTTTGGGGGGATGCAAATGCGAAAATTTGTAATGGCTGCGGCGTGCTCACTCATTGTATCGAACGCTGCCAACGCGCAGACGGCTCCTGATGCCGTGGAACGCACGCTAGCGACTTACCAGCAGGCTGGCAATGACCTGGCCGCGATCAAGTCGGAATATGACAACCTCAACTTCGTAGAGCCGCTGAATCTCAACATCGGGCCACGAGCCAATCCATTTCCTACCCCGGGAAACTGGAATGCCCTCAACACACCGGTGATGAACCTGTCGATGGCAGCCGTTCAGGCTGGGATGCAAAATCGCCTCCAGCGTCGGCTTGATGCTTGCGTCAGCGGATCGCCGATAAGTTCAGATGTGCTCAGGCCGCGCGTGATTAACAGAATAGGCGAAGCCGCCTGGAATGATTTTGTTACCTCGCGCGCCAAGCTGTGCAACGCAGTGTCGGTGCTGGCAAAGCTCTATGCGATGGAACAGCAATACCAGCAGCTTGTGACCAATGGCTACCAGATCTTTGGCGTCAGCAAGAGACAGGAACTGCATGCCGCGAACCGCACCCGCACCATCCAGTTCCAGACGGCCCTGATTTTTTATCCCGACAACGAACATTCGCTGCAAGTGCATTCGGACGTAAAATGGAGCGATGACAACTGGCGCGCGCTCGACATCAGGAAAACGCTCTCCAGCCTCAACAACAACAGCGACGATGGGCTGTGCATCCCTATCCCTCCAACGGACTTTTTGTGGATGTGCCTGCAAGTGACGAGTGTTTCGTCTTCCTCCGCCAGCATTAAGGTCAAAGGCAAAGCCCATTTCATGGGAGATACCAAAACGGCCTCCGCAGGTACATACACCATCCCTGCCCCCTTCGGATATCTTGGACAGGTGTCGCAAATGAAGCAAGCCTGGATGACCAACTTCAAGAATCGCGCCACCGAGAAGGTCGCCAATGCACTTGATGTTGACACACAGACGGTGGCAACACTGCAGGCACTGGCAGCCGAGGCCGGCAACTAATGCATCGCCCAGGGTTTACCCCCTTCTCGGCCAGGCCGTGGCTGGCGCTATCAGTACCGTTGCTGCTGGCCGGGTATCCTACCCATGCAGGAGCATCGCATCCACAAGCAGGTTGCAAAGGCAAGCATTGCGAAGCGCCTGTATCTCTCGCGGCCTTGCCACCCAAGGTGCTCAAGCAGGTGCAGATGGGGAGCGTGAGTCTGCAGGCAGCCCGCTATCCTGAAGCTAACCAGCACCTCAACCTCGCCCTCAATATCGACCCGGAAAACGCCCAGCTGCATTATCTCAATGCGATTGCCTATCATCTGGGCTGGCGAAATGGACAGACCAGCAACGCGCAGTTGGCCGAAGCGGGCTATTTGACTGCATTGGGGATCGATCCCAATCTACCACAGGCGGCCAGGCAACTGGGCATGCTTTATGCTGAAACAAAACGCTTTGATGCGGCATCGGCGGCACTTGCCAAGGCGGTTCTTCTCGATCCATCAGATGTCGAAGCACATCTCGCCTTAAGCCTGAGCGCCTATTATGCGCACAAGCCATTTCTTGCGTCCTGGGCCGCGCGGCGCGCATATCAACTAAGCCAGAGCAAGGATGATCCGGCGATCCTTCAGGCCCTCGCAATCACGAGCGCCGCATCTGGAGATATTACCACAGCCGAGCGTTTTCGCCTTGACCTGGTGCAGATCGACCCCAAACTTGGTGAGCGCTTGAGAAGGCGCATTTCGCGGTGGGATAGCGTGCACGAAAGTTTGGGCAAGGTCACGGCCAAAAAAAACGTTGCCTTCCAATTTGCCCAGGCCGAGCAGGCGGAAGAAGATCGCGGGGAAAGTGATACACTGCTCGATAATCCACCGGCTTACACAGGACGGTCGATGGCCGGTTCAGGGCCTGACAGTTCTGATGGGCCAACGGAAAGAAACTGGAGCGATTGCCAGCAGGCGTTCAGTTCTGCGTCTAACATGGGTGGAGGGTTCAACTCCGCCCCTCCTCCGAATCTGTCAAACGGGTCTCAAAACAACAATCAAATTCAACAGCTAACCGCCCTACCCGCGCCCTGCAAAGGTATGCCGCTTCCGCGAATGGCAATGGTGGATGTCACATTGCTGCGCACGGCAAAGACCTCCGTGGCAACGAATGGCGTCAACCTGCTTGACGGACTGAAGGTCGTTTTGACGGGCAGCAAGTCCTGGACGAAATCGAGCGACCCGTTTTTGGGAAGCACCTCGACCCTCTCTGGCACGCTTTCGCTGCCATCGGTTGGCATCACCTACGCACTGAATATTGCAAATGCAGCCGAGCGCCGTTCAGACATGATCCTGCGCCCGACCTTGATGAGCCTTGATCGGCAACCTTCAACCTTCTTCACAGGCTACAACATCAACTTCCTAATAGAAGGCGGAGGTTATTCTGGTGGGTCAATCCAGGAAAAGCGCATCGGCATGACCGTTGCCGTAACTCCGACCTTCGTTGACGATGACAGCATGCTTCTAAAAGTATCAGCTGAACGGACTTTTACAGAACCCAACATCTCCGATGGGTCTGTTCTAACCACATCAAGTAATACAGTCTCAACAAGCGTATTGATAAATTTCGATCAGACTCTTGTTTTGTCCGGATTTCGCGCATCAGACAAAAGCAGCTCAACTTCCGGAACCCCTATCTTAAAGAGCATTCCTGTAATTCAGAATCTGTTCAAGCATTCATCAAAATCATCCATTGATGAAGAAGTGCTTATCGTCATCACACCTCGCCGCCCTAAGACCCTTGGGCAGTCGATCAGCCTTTCCGATCCTGCCGCCCGGCAGGATAAGGATTATCCGATCGGGCAAGAGGAACTCATGACCCTCGAGGCTCAAACCCGCTCAAGCGAAGGCATTCGTTCAGGTACAGTGGAGGCGATATTGAAATCGCTGCAATCTCATGAACTGTACGGAGAATTCAAATCTGGAGATTTGACACTGACGCCTCTGAAGCGCAAATTTTCAATGGGAAAGGTTCTTGAGGAAACGTGGGATAACCTGCTCTACTAAGTCGCAATTTCACAACGGGAGCAGGGGCACGCTGGCATAAGTACTGCCAACAGTGATTTGGGGAGGAAGGCGCCTCGCTGACATATGACGTGACTCCCTGATTTTCCTCCAAGCTCGATTTGAGTCCGGCCCATTGAGGGACGAACAGATGAAGCGAACGAGGTTTACAGAAGAACAGATTATCGGCGTGCTGAAGGAAGCGGAGGCGGGTGCGAAGACCGCCGATCCGGCCCGACATCACGGGGTGTCTGAAGCGACGATCTACAACTGGAAGTCGAAGTACGGCGGGCTGGAGGTGTCCGAGGCCCGGCGGCCGAGCCGTCACTTAACCGGAATCGGTCATTGCCGTCGTATCCGTCCGGTGGGAGCCGCTTGCTGAGGGAGCCGGGTGTGTTCAGGACATCCTAATGGTCGCACATTTGGACGTACGTTAGGACAGCGATGCGGCACGTGACGGTAATGACCGGTGGGCGCCGCCACCGGGAGTGGACGGACGAGGAACGCCTGGTGAGGATGATCGGCGCGGACCGCGCCGAATGCTGCCATGCATTTTACTGTAATGAAGTAGTGCCCAGCACCGAGACATCCTTGCATCAGGACAGCCCGCTTAAGCCTGGCTCAGAAGGATGCCGATGGCGCATGCGGCGGGAGAACCTGTCACCCAGCTGGACACCCGCAACAACCATGGTTTCGCTGATGTGA